GAGGATCTCACACTGAAAGAAATTCAAGATTATCTCTTTGGGACTTATCATGCCCACTACACTTCTCAAGAGTCAAAGACACAAACTCTTGATTTGATTGAAAGTATTGGAGATGCAGAACCATTCACTCGATCTAATGCAATCAAATATCTTTCAAGGTTTGGTAAAAAGGGTGGTAAGTCAAAACTGGACATTTTGAAAGCAATCCACTATTGTATCCTCCTCTATCATTTTGCTGGACTTCACAATGCACCTAAGAGCACCTATGAAACTTTCTGATAATACCCTTTCAATTCTAAAAAACTTTGCATCTATTAATCAGTCTATTCTGGTTAAACAAGGTTCTAAACTAAGGACTATTTCTGTGATGCAAAATATTCTTGCTGAGGCAGATGTAGATGAAGAGTTCCCTAAAGACTTTGCAATCTATGATCTAAATCAATTCCTCAATGGAATTGGTCTTCACCAAGATCCTGATCTTGACTTTGGAAATGACTCTCACCTTATTATTAGAGAAGGTAAGCGTAGAGTCAAATATTTCTTTGCTGATCCTGAAGTGATTGTTTCTCCTCCAGAGAAAGAAATTTCTCTTCCTACTCAAGATATTTGTTTCCAACTTGAGCATTCTCAACTGGATAAACTTCTTAAGGCAGCAGCAGTTTATCAACTCCCAGACCTTTCTGCTGTGGGTGCAAATGGTGTAATCAGTCTTGTTGTTCGTGATAAGAAAAATGATACATCAAATGAATATTCAATTATTGTTGGTGAAAGTGATGTTGAATTTACTTTCAACTTTAAGGTTGAGAATATTAAGATTATTCCTGGATCTTATAATGTAGTTATTTCTCAGAAGTGTATTTCCAAATTTACCAATGAGAAATATAACCTAAATTACTTTATTGCACTAGAACCAGATTCAACTTTTGGATGAAATACAAAGTAAGGTATAAATTGCCTAAAGACAATAGATATCTTGAAATGATAGTAGAGGCAAATAATCAATGCCATGCAACTAAGGTTGCACAAGCACAAGTTCCCTCTGCTATTATTGTTGGTGGACCACAACCACTGTAAACTTGATTTAATTTATTATGAGTGAACAATTTCTTTGGGTGGAAAAATATCGTCCTAAAAAGATCGAGGACTGTATTCTTCCAGAGGCAACAAAAAAAACATTCCTGGATTTTGTAGAGAAGGGAGAAGTTCCTAATCTTCTTCTTGCAGGTCCTGCAGGATGTGGAAAGACCACAGTAGCAAAGGCACTGTGCAATGAATTGGGAGCAGATTTTTATGTCATCAATGGATCTGATGAAGGAAGATTTCTGGACACGGTACGGAACCAAGCAAAGAACTTTGCTTCGACCGTCTCACTTTCTTCAAATGCAAAACACAAGGTCATCATTATTGATGAGGCTGACAACACAACCTCAGATGTACAACTCCTTCTTAGGGCTAATATTGAGACATTCTATAAAAACTGTAGGTTTATCTTCACCTGCAATTACAAAAACAAAATCATTGAACCACTTCACTCAAGATGTGCAGTTGTTGACTTCTCCATCAAAGGAAAAGAAAAAACAGCACTTGCAGGAAGTTTCTTTCAGAGACTTCAACAAATCTTGGATCAGGAAATGGTTGTCTATGATCAAAAAGTCCTTGCTCAATTAATCAATAAACATTTCCCAGATTGGAGAAGAGTCCTAAATGAATGTCAAAGATACTCAGTTGGTGGAGAAATTAATTCTGCCATCCTTGCCTCTTTTGATGATGTAAGAACAAATGATCTCATTAAATATCTCAAGGAGAAGAACTTTTCGGAAGTTCGTAAATGGGTTGTGGCAAACCTTGATAATGATACTGGCATTGTACTTAGGAATGTCTATGATGCCCTTTACAGTAAACTGGATGGTCCAAGCATTGCTGCTGCTGTCCTTATTGTTGCTAAGTATCAGTATCAGAGTGCCTTTGTGGCAGATCAGGAGATTAATCTCCTGGCAGCGTTAACAGAAATTATGGTGGAATGTAAATTCAAATGAACGTAAAACTTATTAGATTTAATTTTGGTCAAGAAGTAGTTGCTGAATTGGTCAGTGAGACAGATACAGAAATCACTATTGTGAATAGTCTTGCAGCAATTCCAACTTCACAAGGAACAGTTGCTTTTGTTCCTTTTGTTCCCCTTGTAGATAAAGGGAAAGATGAAGTTGTCATTAGTAAACAGCATGTCATCTATGTCACAGATCCTAGTGAGCAAGTTGTAACTCAACATAGAAATGCTTTTAGTACTGTAATTACTCCTGATTCAAAATCTCTTATTCTATGAAGAATAAAACAACTCCTGAAAATGTAAAAGAAGCACATGATGCTTTGTTTCATGCTAAATGGAATCTACCTAAAGCAGCAGAACATTGTGGAATGACCCATAAGGAAATGAAAATGACCTTTTGGGAATACTTGAAATACAATAAACCTGATTATGAAGTCCCTGAAAACACCCCTTAGATATCCTGGTGGGAAGTCTAGAGCAGTTGTAAAACTAGCACAGCATTTTCCTGACCTAAGGAATTATGATGAATTTAGAGAACCATTTCTAGGTGGTGGAAGTGTTGCAATTTATGTAACAAAACAGTTTCCATCCCTAGATATTTGGGTGAATGATCTCTATGAACCTCTTGTAAATTTCTGGCAGCAACTCCAGATGTTTGGGTATGATTTGAAAAGTGAACTTGTTGATTTAAAGAGAGCAAACAATACTCCAGATAAAGCAAAGCAACTTTTCCTAGAATCAAAGGACAAGATCAATGACCAAACTGTGTCAAATTTTGATCGTGCTGTGGCTTTCTATGTTGTCAATAAGTGCTCTTTCAGTGGTCTCACAGAAAGTTCATCATTTTCAGCACAAGCATCAGAGAACAATTTTGGCATGTCAGGAATTGAGAGATTGCTTGGTTATTCTAAGATAATTGAGAAATGGAAGATAACTAATTACTCCTATGATTATCTCATGGATGGAAACATGGGGTCTTTCCTGTATCTTGATCCTCCTTATGATATTAAGGACAATCTCTATGGGAACAAAGGATCAATGCACAAAGGATTTGATCACGATAAGTTTGCTGCTGATTGTGATTCTAATTCTATGGACTCCATGGTGAGTTATAACTCAAGTCAACTTATCAAAGAAAGATTTAAAACTTGGAGAGCAATTGAGTTTGATCACACATACACCATGAGATCTGTTGGTGACTACATGAAAGATCAACATCAACGAAAGGAATTAATTCTTATTAATTATGAAGTATGAATTGAAAGATTGGTTGAACTCAATCAACCAAACAAAGAATAATATTATGGATGAAGATCCTTCTTCAAAAAAAGATTATGCACCATATATTATAAACAAATGCTTGTCTGGTCACATTGATTGTCTTCTTTATGCTAATGAGATGAATATGAATCACTCATTGGATAAAAAACTTCAATATGACTTTCTTATAAATACTCTCAGAATCAAAAAGAGATTTTCTCCTTGGATTCATAAGGATAAAATCAAAGATCTTGATGTAGTCAAAACTTACTATAAGTATAGTAATGAAAAGGCAGAGCAAGCTTTGAAAATTCTTAGACAAGACCAAATTAACTTTATTAAACAAAAACTTGAAACTGGAGGATCAAAATGAGTGTTGTTCAGGAACCTGAAGTGAAGTGGATGCCAGACCAAATGGTAGAAGTAATTTTGAATGAGCCTGATGATTTTCTCAAGGTTCGTGAAACACTTACTAGGATTGGTGTAGCTTCTAGAAAAGAGAAAAAGATTTATCAATCTTGCCATATTCTGCATAAGCAAGGTAAATATTATCTTGTCCATTTTAAGGAACTCTTTGCCCTTGATGGCAAACATGCCAATCTGACTGTTAATGATGTTCAGAGACGCAATAGAATTGCACAGTTACTTGCTGATTGGGGTCTGATTACTATTGTAGATGTTAGTAAGATTTCTGACATTGCTCCTCTGAATCAAATTAAAGTTCTTTCATACAAAGAAAAGAATGATTGGACTTTGGAAACCAAATACAATATTGGTTCAAAGAAGAAAAAGGTAGAGATTACTGAATAAATAATACTGAGACCTTTCGTGCGGTCTCTACGAAAGTCGGAACACCCTAAAAAGAGGTTGGGTTTTTACCCTTCCTCTTTTTTTATTATCTTTTATAATTAGTATTGGATGCCTTATGGGTCCACAAAACACAAACTCGCTTTTAAAGGAGCTACCATAATGACTAATCTTATGAGATATTCTGCGTCTGATCTTCCCACTCTGATGGAAAGGATTACTCGCAATAGTATTGGAATGGATGAATATTTTGATAGACTTTTCAACCTTCATGAAACTACAACAAACTATCCACCTTATAACCTTGTTCAAGTAAATAATGTTGAGTCTCACTTAGAAATTGCTTTAGCTGGATTCAAGAAGGAGGAAGTCAATGTTTTCACAGAGTATGGAAAACTTTTTGTCGAAGGGCAAAAACAAGACACTGAGACTGAGAGAACGTTTGTCCACAAGGGAGTGGCTAGCAGAAGTTTCAAAAGAGCATGGACACTCTCAGACGATACAGAAGTCAGAGAAGTCACCTTTGAAGATGGATTACTTGTCATTCGATTAGGAAAAATAGTTCCTGAACATCATGCCAGAAAGGATTATCTATAAATATAACTGAATATCGTCGGCGCAGGGGAAGGATGACCAAGACCATCCATTCCCCTCTTTTTATAAATACCTAAAAAAGGTCGAGATGAAAAGGTTTAGAGAATTTATTTTGGAGTCTAATAAATTTGGGATTCCAGATACTGAATATATTCAATGGCAAAAAGATAGAGATGCAGGAGTGGGTCCAGTAAGAAAAACATTTAATGGCATTGAATACCAGATGAGAAACAAAGCTCGTGCTGGTCAACCCAAAGTGTGGGCAGTATCTCCATCATCAGATAGAAAGGCATCTTCTGAAAAAAGATCTGAGAAAGAAAAGGAAACAGCAGTTACTCAAAATGATCTTCGTGATGCTGCAAAGAGAGATGTAACAAAATCAAATTCAGGTGAAAGGGCTGCTGCTGCATATGATGCAGAACAAGAAAGAATGTCTGGAATAACTAAAAGAGTAACAAAAATTAGTACTTCATCTGGAGTTAAACAAAGTAAGGATCATAAACAACCTCTCCAAAGAAAAGCAAATAATCCAGAAAATCAAGATAGGCTTGATAGAGTATTGCCTGGACATAATAGTGATAATCTTGAAATTAAACCATTGTCTAAAAATTCCTCAAAGCAAAATACTGCACCAAAACCAGGGGAAAGTGGATATGGTCTTACTAGAGCATCAGTAACTAGAAGCCAATTGAATAGAGGAGATAAATTATTAGG